GCAAGGTAATCCAAAAGATATACTTGAAAAAAATATTGGCAATCAAGGACACTTACTTGCTAAAATAGTTGACAAAGATGCTTTTGCAATTACAGAACAGGACTTAAACTTCAAAATTAACATGATGTTTTATGATGGAGATCATAGTTATGAGTCACATATAAAAGTTTTAGATCATTATTATGACATGTTTGATCCTATCTTTGTTTTTATTGTTGACGATTGGAATTGGGGTCAAGTAGAACAAGCAACTCTTGAAGGTATTGCTCAAAAGAATTTAAAAATTAGACATCAACATCTTATAAACACAAAAGGTGAAGATCCAGATGATTACTGGAATGGTATTGGAATATTTGTATTAGAAAAACAAGATGGATAAGGTAATCAAAAGCATATGTATATTCGGAGGCGGTACCAGTGGTTGGTTGACTGCTTGCCATTTATCACACAACTTACCATCTCAAGTTAAAATCAAACTAATTGAAAGTACTAAAATAGGAACTATAGGAGTAGGTGAAGGAACACAACCGTTCACTACAGCCTTTCTTTATGAGTGCGGTTTAAAGCCTGAAGACTGGATGCGTAGTTGTGATAGCACCTACAAACTTGGTGTTGAACTTGAAGGTTGGGCAGATTATCCTGTTTTTGTAGACAATGATACTAGTGATACAGCAGTTTTAGGTAATGGTGTTTTTATGCACGATTATATATTAGGTACAAAAAAAACAAAACAAGAGTTTGTTGATTGGATTCCTAGTTATCAACTTGCACGAAATAACAAGTCTCCTAAACTAGACGATCATAGATTAGACTTTACATACGGACTTAACGGACAAAGTTGGGACGCAGTCCATTTTAGAGCAGACAAAATTACGGAAACGCTGAAAAATGCATGTCAACATAAATTAGAATACTACGATGATGAGGTTATTAAAGTACAACAGGATGATCACGGTATTGCAGGATTAAAAACAAAAAATAACGGAACACTTACTGCTGATTTATATATAGACTGTACAGGATTTAAAAGTATGCTGTTAGAAGAAGCATTAGGAGAGCCTTTTATAAGTTTTAACAATACATTAATTTGTGACAGGGCAGTAGCAATACCAAAAGATTATAATGCTAATAGACGGGAAGCAATGCACCCTTATACTAAAGCCGTTGCAATGGATAGTGGCTGGCGCTGGCAAATTCCTACATGGAGTAGAATTGGTAACGGTTATGTGTATTCTAGTAAACACTGTACACCAGAACAAGCAGAACAGCAATTACGTGATGCAATAGGCGAATACGAAGCAGAAGCAAATCACCTACATATGAAAATTGGTAAACATAAAAACATTGCTGTAAAAAATGTTTATGCTGTTGGATTAAGTGCTGGATTTGTAGAACCTTTAGAAGCAACAGGAATTACTTTCACAACAAAAGCAGTTCAAAATTTAACTCGTATTATTTTACAACAAAATGGTATGTATGATAATAATAGCAGAGAATATCTCAGCAGAGAGTTTGAAACTATGATCGATGAAATACATAATTTTATTTTTATACACTATAATTTATGTCATAGAAAAGATACAGAATTTTGGAAAGATGTACATAAAATAAAATTACCACCTAGTGTTGAAAAACTATATAGAATGTTTAGCCCCTCTCCTCCGCCAGCATTACATATGAAAGGACACTTTGATATGTTTCACGTAGGACAATGGTTTGAATTGCTTTTCCTTATGGGATTTTATGATAATTCGAATTTAGAAATCACAGATGCTGTAAAGAAGTACGGTGATTTATCATATAATTTATACAAAACAAAAACACAAGCACAAATTGAAGCATTTCCTAACCATGCACTTTACTTACGGGATTGGTATAATGATTAATGATTGGATTGGGTCGTGGAAAGTAGACGACTTAACTGAATGGCGCACACAAATAAATTCTTTTTATAATCACAAAATAGATTCACACACTGTAATTTGCTGGACCACCGCTAATAAAAAATTCATATACAAAAACTTGAATATCTTACATCCAGAAACTATTCCAGATCTTACATCTAAATACCCTAATTGTTTTTATTTTATCTGCATGTCAAAAAGTATGCTAGAGTGGGGCAAGATTAGAGATATCAATAAAGTATTTCCTACAACAACGCTTGAACATAATGTAGAAATACCTGGTATACTAATAGAGAACACTGAAGAAAAATTAGTTGTTGAAATTGATAATGATCATTATACAACTAAAAATACATTTTGTAATATTGATCTTGGTTTAGAAGATATGTTTACTACAAATACACAAAATATTTTAATTGATTTTGATAACAGTAGATCTATTAGTAGTATTATTGACGGAGAAAAAACATTTAATCACCATTTATTAATGGGACAATGAAATGCTTTGATTTTTGTTTTAATAGGAACAATACAGTAACATTTTTGACACATTTGCATACTTTTATTATAATGCTCACATTGTAAACAAGTATTCACACGTTCTTTATGCTCGTTATCGTCACACATAATTTGATCTTTTAGTTTTGTTATTTTAGTTTCAAATTCATGACCAAATAAGTCAGTAAACCAACTCATACTATTAAATCCAATACCGTTTGTAGTTTATCTTTAATGGCTTTATTTTGAAGTGTATTACGTAGTCCTACATGTAAAGGTTTAGGCCAGCAGTTTACATTTGTCCAAGCATATCCAGAATGTTCATGATTAAGTGTTGGAATAAATTCATTATCTACAATAGCAAGATACGTGTGAAAGAAAAATTTACTGTCGTTTGATGTAAACATTTCTAAAGGTATTACTTTTTTAATAGGTGGAGTTTTACCAACTTCTTCACTAATCTCACGTTCTAATGCTTTCCACGGAGTTTCATTTCCTTCTGCCATACCGCCAACAAGCCCCCACTGACCAGCAGTTTTTGTTTTGGTACGTTCTAGGAATAGAAATCGTTTGGTATTGCGGGCATAAAATAATGCTCCACTACAAACTATATTTTTATCTTTTAAAGTACTAGTCGCCATGACCCTTTATTATATTCACCTTCATAACTTTTTAACCAAGCGCCAGTTTCGTTTGTGTATTTGTACTGTACGCCTGTATATGTATTAGTTATGTAGACAGGGTCTTGTGCCACGCTAGAATCGGCACGTTCGTCGTTTGATCCAGCATCGAAAGTAATTTCCCAATTTGTGCCATTCCATGTAATAATATCATTAGCACTTGCTTGTAATATTGTTCCGTCTGCATTTTGCCAAGCATTCATATTTGCATCTGAACTATCATTCTTAATGTGCTGATGAATGTCATTTAGTATAAGATATCTTGTACCTGCATTAGATGCACTAACATTTGGGTTATAAGTTAATGGATCAATAATAGCATCAACTGTTCCTCTACTAGTAATACTATCAGTTAGCACTGTGTTTTCAGGTACAGTATCACTATCAAAACTTAACACTATCTCTGTGTCATCTGTTGGATTTACACTTGCTGTAGCAACAATTTCATTACCGTCTGCTTTTGCAAGTCTTACTGTACTTAATCCTGCTCTAAACTTTCCTGGATATTGATCTAATAATTTGTACCAACTTACAGGTTCCCCAGTTCTATCAAATTCGCCTGCACTAGGTTCACTAACACCTTCGCTTGGTGATAACAACCTTGCTGTATTGTTTAATACTAGTAAGCCAAAGTTTCCTGGCGTAATATTTACTGTTGCTATAGGACTTGCTGAATCAATAATACCATCACTAATACTTCCGGTCTCGTCAAACACACTCATAATAATTTTTTCAATAACACCGAGTTGTTTAACTTTTGCAGGAGGTGTAATCCATATAGGCATTGTGAATGTAAGTTCGCCAATATCAATTTCTGTATCAACACCCTGTGGTATAGCACGACTTGAATAGTTTACACTTGCTAGTTCAATTAAACTTAAACTAGTCCAATCAATATAGTTTGCTGTGCTTTGAATTTCTAAACTTGGATTAAACAACACAAGCATTTGTTCCATAATTTGCAATTTTTGATCTGTGTTTGTTGACCATATATCACATTTCATTTGCAAGTTAAATGGCACAGGCATTAATCTTTCTACTGTGTACCCTGGTCCTTGACTTTGTAAGTACTCGCCAGTTGCATCGTCATAATCTCTTTCACGTAAATGTACTTTACTTACGTGTGTAGGGTTTTGTACTCTGTCTCTAGCATATTCTAAACCTGTAATATAACAACTAATACGTGGAGCACTAATTACTTTGTTTTCTGAGTTGTCACGGATAATATGTGCTACTTGGCGTGTTAGATTACCGTAACTTGTCGGAATCTTGCGAAGTGTTCCTGCACTGTCTTTGTAACTAAAGTTACTCATAACACGTACAAACTGTGTTACAAATCTACGTATCTGTCCATCATAAAAATGTTGCATTAATTATCCGCCTTAGGTTTAAGTACTTGTGATAGTGCTTGACGTTCTTCAACTTGTTTGTTGTTAATTGTATTGGTGTTTGTGTTATTAACAAAAGTACCAAGTTGTGTTTTAGCATTGTCGCTGGTCATTGGTTCAACTCTTACACCGTCTTCAACTTTTGTCCATCTAGTTCCATTATATCTAAACAATCTGTTTGGAAAATAGTCTGTTCTTAAAAAATAATCACCTTCACCACTGCCCTGTGGAAACTGGCTACCAAATCCATAAGGTGCTCCGTTAAGTGGTGCTCCGTCTCCAGTTAAGTATCCAACATAAAAATTAGCATTAGGAGTTTTAATAATAGCACTAGCGTCAATACTTGTACTAGAAACTTTTACATCACTTGCTGATCCGTCCTGTGTAAGCACATTACCTTCAGCGTCAGTTGGAACAACAAAATACTGTTTGGTATCATAACCACTAATAACAGGTTGATTAGGATCGCCTGTAATATCTTCATTTGCTTGGTTTAGCACTGCTTCATTAATCTGCATTTCTTTTTCATATGTTGAAAGCACATCACGTATTGTTGATCCTGTGCCTTCGCCACTGTCTTTATCAAAGATTTCTTTAAATTCTTGGCTATCAATAATTGGTTTTGCTTTTACCCTTAACAAATGTGGATACCAAGTTTGACTGAATCCTTCTGCACTTCTGTTTACATCTTCAATAACATAAAAACGCTTAAGAGCAACCCGATAGTCATTAAGTGCGTATTCGTCTTTTAGGTGCGGCAGTTCTAGAACATCACCGCTCATTAGTTTTCTGCCCAATGCTTCGACAGAACTATTAAGATGAAATGTTACAAAAATTGTATCATTTTGTAGGAACATACCAAACTGACTTAGATCAAAGTCTAGATCCTGTACGTTGTAAATTCCTCTAATAGAATACACATCATCTGAATACTTTCTATCTCTGTTTTCTAAAAACAGCAAATCCTGTATTTTTGTTTCAGGAATATCATTTGTACCGCGAGGTTGACTAGCAGTAGCATTATCGCCTGGATCAACAGGACCTTCATATTTGTGTATGAATATGTCAGTACCGCCGACCTGAAATGCTTCATTAACGTTCTTGTCAATAAAACGATAGTCTGCTGATTTCTCCGGTTTGTATAAACTTAATCTTGGCATAGTAATTGTATTTATTGAATAAATATGAGTAACGGAGAAACTGATTACCATGGCGCAATTAACAATTAACACAGGATCTAGTGCAGGAGCAGGAGATGGCGATAGTCTTTATTCTGCCTTTAACAAGGTCAATACCAATTTTACAGAAGTATATACTAGAATTGTAGCACTAGAAGATGGCAGTATTACCACAAATGTTATTGGTGATGTTCGCGGTAGTTTGTATGCTGACGATAGTACAACATTAGTCGATGCTATAAGCGGAACACACTATGGCAATTTTGTTGGTAATTTAAAAGGCAGTGTAGTAGGTGATGATAGCACACCTATCATAGATGGTGTAAGCAGTTCAATAAATTTAAATGGAACTGTTAAAGGAAATATTGTGCCAGATACTAATATTGCCTATGACATCGGCAGTTCAACAAAAAGATTTAGAGATTTATATCTTTCAGGTAACACAATAACAATCGGTAATCAAACACTTTCAACAACAGCAACAGGAATTACAAGTTCAGGTACATTAACAGCAAACACTATTCAGTTAGGAACAGCAACAATCACATCAAGTGGAAGTGGAATACAAATTAGTGGTAATCTTTCCACAGGCAGTGGCGTAACAAAATCTCAAGGATTGGTTGGATTTATTTACGATGCCGGTCCTGTTAGCACATTACATAAGATAGATAAAGCACTGTTTAGTGATGTAATTGTGAGAGATATTAATGGAGTAGTAGATTCTGTTGCCACAGCAAGTGCTCAAGCAACAACCCATACTTTCTTATCAGGCTATCATATTACAGATACTGGCGGTTCAGCAAGATATAATGATAGAACAGAATACAAAAATTATCTAGACGGTAATCCTGCCATAGAATCAGATCCATTTGGAAGTGTAATTAAGGCTGTAACTGATGGTGGCGGCAGTTTAATTGGAGTTGAAGTAGATAAACGTGGCGAAAATGCTGGTCCGGGAGACAATCTAACAGTACAGTGTATTAACCCAAGTCAAGAAACTTTATCAATTGATACAACAGACTCAACAG